GAAATGGTGGTTGCATAATGAAAATACTATTAACCGCACTATTAATTGCACTACCGATCATGGCGGTCGGGGGTGAATCACCCAAACTTCGATACAATTGGGTTGAAGGCAAATATAACTATGCGCCTGCATCAGCCAAGCTTAAATACAATTGGACTGCCGACAAATATGAGTTTGTTGTGCCTAATTCAAAACTCAAGCATAATCCGCAAAGTGGTAACTATGAATATGTTCAAACACAAATTGATCCATATAAATCTGATATAGGAGCTGAATAATGAGTAAAGATACCAAGCTTGCAATCATCTATGCTATCGCAACATTTTTCTACTTTGCAATATGCCTTTATATATTAACCCCAATGGTTATGGATTGGATGGGTAAATAAATGTTGCCAAAACAAGAAGATGGGTTTAAAATACCCATAAATCAACAAGTTACGGGAGCTTCTATGGCTGACCAGCAACGAGAGATGCAACACAAGATTCATATTCGCACTATGATGAATCCTGATCCTGATTTTTTAGACCTTGAACCTCATATTTCTTTACAAGAACTTATTGAGCATCATATAACTTTTAATGCTGAAGTTTTTTCTGATTTTTATGAAGACCTTGAGATTCAGAATAAAGTAAAAAATATTCTTTATGATCGTGAAGATGATAAGCTTGGTCGCATTAAAGATTTATACGATGCAGAAATTAAAAGCCTTGCAAAGTTTATATCTGAAAACTATGAAACAAATACCTTTGCGAAATGGGCTTATGAAGATACAATGTCGCATGTAATTTAACGAAACTTTTAAAAGGACAATACAAGATGAAATTAATAGAAGCTTATCAAGCCAGCGATGGCGCAATATTCCCAACATCCAATCAATGCCAAGAACATGAAATATCGCTTCAATGGCGCGAAAAAATTACTGACTTTGTTCAAAGTGAATTGTGTCAATATAAAACAGGCGCTCACAATGGAATGGTTGGAAGAATTATTACTGCCTGGGAACAATTTAAAATTCAGGAGTTAGCATGAAAACTTCTGAAAGCATTAAACAAATAGCTGAAGCTTTAGTATCCGCGCAAAAAGAAATTAGATTTGCCGCTAAAGATTCTACTAATCCTCATTTTAAATCCAAGTATGCAAATATCAATTCAGTTATTGAAGCGGTTAAGAAGCCACTCAATGATAATGGCATTGCTATACTTCAATCTTTAAGCCCATCAGACGACAATAAACTTCATCTTACTACTCGATTACTCCATAGCTCGGGTGAATGGATTGAGGATACTGCCGTCTGTCCTATTCAGAAGCAAGATCCACAAGGATTAGGATCAGCGATTTCTTATATTCGCAGATACTCCATATCTAGTCTTTGCGCTCTTTATGCTGATGATGACGATGGTCAATCCGCAGCGCTTAATGCAGCAGATTATCTTCAAAGAATTAATCATTCCGAAACTTTAGAAGAACTCCAGGCAAATTATAATTTTGTAATGGGTGAAGTTAAGAATGATCGAACTCTATCTAAAATGGTTATTGAAGCTAAAGATAAAAGAAAGGCGGAGCTATGATTGACGGATTAAGAAACTCTAATTTTTATGGTGTTGAATTAAAGTATTTAGATTCAGAACTTATGGCAATAGAAGCTCGCAAAACAAAAGTGGAAATGCTTAAAAGAGAGCTGGGTGAGAAATATATCCTAGCCCCACTTTATGGCAAGCTAAAGAATCAAAGACTATGAATGGCTCAAATTCTTATAAAGAAAGAAATAATGTTGTCAATATAGCGGAAGTATTGTTTGAAACTTATTGTGCAACTAAAGGTTATTTTTATAGGCGATTAGGTTTTGATGAAAAGAATGATCCAATTCCTAATTTTTATAATATTAATCCTATGGTTAGAAATCTTCCTGATTTTTATATTAATAACAAAGGTGTAGCTGGATTAGTTATGGTAAAAGGAACGGCTAATATAAAACAAAGTGAGATAAGATTATTGCCACAATTTTTAGAATGGTATGATTCAAAAGAATGTCCTTTAATCTATGCTTTTTGTTTTAAAGATCATAAGCCTTTACTTCTTTACCCTGAAAAAGTAATAAATCTTTATGAAAAATCAACCGACCAACAATGGCACGATGGCGTAACTTATAGGAACTTAAACTTAAATGGATAGAATAATAAGAGGTATAACCCAGGGCAGTTTGGAATGGCAATCGCTCCGCATCGGAAAAATTGGTGGATCAAGGATCAGTGATCTTTTAACAGAAGGTCGAGGTGGCGCTGAATCTTTAACTAAAAGAAAGTATAAGAATGAGCTTATTAGGGAAAGATTGACAGGGCGCAAATTAGATACCTATAAAACCCCCGCAATGCAACGAGGAATCGATTTAGAACCTATGGCTAGGGCATGGTATGAAGTTAAATATAATACCTTTGTAGATCAAGTAGCAATCGTTTTACACCCATCTATTGAAGGCGGTCAATGTAGTCCCGATGGACTTGTTGATGCTACTAATTCATTAATTGAGGTCAAAATACCGAATCCCGAAAATCATTTAGATAATCTATTAACAGGCGGTAAACAATTAGAACAATATTATGACCAAGTGCAATGGCAATTAGCTTGTGTTCCTGGCTCTAATGGAAATGAAAAAAGAGAATTTTGCGACCTTGTATCCTATGATCCTGAAATGCCCGATCATTTACAAGGATTTGTAAAGCGTATTTATCGTGATGATGAATATATTAATAACATGCAGAATGCGGTGATCGCCTTTTTGTCTGAAATAGAAACTATCGTAAATAACTTAAAGGAAATACAAAATGGCAATAACCCATGATTTAATCGCTAAAACAGGCGAATATGTAAACAAAGATGGCGAAACAAAAGCTCGCTGGACTAAAGTTGGAGTTGCAATGTCTAATAAACAAGGCGGCACTTCACTTCTTATTGAATCAATCCCTGTCAATTTTGACGGCTGGGTAACAATGAGAGAACCTCAACCTAAAGATGGTGCATCAGAAAATAAAGCTGACCTTCCATTTTAAACAAAAGGGGCTTAATTGCCCCTTTTTTATTTAATGTAGTGATCGCCTTCTGAATTAATACCTATAATATTTGCTTTATCTTCATCCCAGCTAGTTGTTTCATCTGAATCAAAGTATTCTTCTTTATTACCAAAAATACGATCATGTCCCTCATCGTAAAGTTTCTTTTGTTTAAGCTTGTTAATCGATCCTTTTCCAGCTTCCGAATATTTACTCATAGTTTTTCCTTACCCAATTAGCAAAATTAATTAATTCTGATTTATCAGCCGTTAGTTTCATAGCATTAGCTTTAAATGATACTACTTGAATGTTACCTTTAATATAACCTTTATTATTATCTATGCGATCAAGACTAGGGCTTAAATCGCGATTACCATCTATACAAGTTTTTAAAGTAAGTCCAAGAATAGGACATATTTCAGGAATAATTATATCGGAAATTTCTATATTGAATTCAACACCTTTTTTTAAAGCGCGATGTCGAGCTAATTGAAAAAGATTTTTTTCTCGGTTCTTGTCTTTCCAAGCCCTTAAATAATCTTTTGTTTTGCTTTTATCTTTTAAGGGCATTATTTTATTTTTTAAATTTAGAACTTACCCATTCATAAATTCTAATGCAATACCAAACTATTGACAGAAGCGCTGCAATAGCTGGCAAGAATTTCATTATTGCTCCAAAAGCCGTAATTCCCGAAACTGTATCTAATACATGCTTCGTGTGATCTTCCATATTCATTTTCATTTCTTTCTACTAATTAATAATATTGCGTTCGAGAGCAGCGAAAAGACTGTCGCTAGAAGATATATAGCAGATAGAGCCACAAGATAATAGAATAACCAAATAATGTTTATTATCGTAGTAATCAGAGCCAATATCTTTGATTGTTTTATTTTGTAGAAAATCGAAGATGTCATCGATAGTTTCATGGGAATCTTGCATTCAAACTTTCTATCACTATTTCAGGACTGACAAATTTATTTGCATCATGTTCCGTTTGTTCCCACCATAAGAATTGGTTTTGAACCAAATTATTCCGATCCTTTAAAAGATTAATATTTTCAGGATGTCCAAATATCAGAGGATCAGAAACAGACCATAGAACTATACCATATTTTTTGCAATCCCAACCTAAATGTTGAAAAAAAGAATCACAAGATATCCATGTCTTGCATTCATTGACAAGCAAGCGCAATTCGGATAATGATAAATTTTTTCTAAAGTCATCAACTAATTGTTCTTCACCTTCTATACCAACTTGAACTATGGGTTCTTTAATTAGTCTAATGAGTTCCTTCCAATAAGGATAATTCTTTGGATTAGTTTTATTATTTCTTAAAGCTTTAGAATAAGGACTAATAATAATCATAGATATAATTTTCTATAAGCATTTTCTAAAGTTCCTGTCCAATTCCATTGCGCCATTTTCTTATAAATACTCCATTGATCTATATCACCAAATAAAGCTTTAGCTTCAGCGATTGATCTGCCTGGCACTATTTCAGGATAGCAAGTAAAGACTTCTGCATTTTTTAAGTTAGGCATGACATGGCTAAATACAATATGATCGCCCATACCGCAGTTAAGCACTACAATCTTTTTGTCTTTATAATTAAGTGTGTTTCTAAATATTTGCTCATCTTGCTCATATAACTTTTGATTTGTTTCTGATCTGATTCCGCCTTGTGGATTTTTAAGATGCCAAGTGGTTGCATTAGGAACGGCTAATATTTTATAGCCTTTTTGAAATAGTCCATAAGTAAATAAAGTTTCTTCTCTGTGCGCTACTCTTGAAAGTCCTAGATTGTAATCATGCACACCAGCGCGGTAAAGAAAAGAACAATGAAGATGCTGGACTTCTTTTACTTTGTGAATAAATGACCATTGAATATTAGGCTCTGTATTAATATCTTCTATTTTTCCTGTAGGTTTAGATTCTTGAAACTTTAATGGCGGAGTTAATATTGCTCCACCAATTGCACCTACACTTTTATGAGTATAATTAAATAGTGTTTCTAGGACATTGGGTTCGGGTATTGCATCATCATCCACTCGCCACACCCAATCAAATCCCATTGAGTTAGCCATTTGATGAATATGATGCTGACCTTTCTTTTCCGCCCACTTCCATTCCCAATCAACACCTTTTAACTGTAGCATTTGGAAAAAGTATTGATATAAGAAATCATTTCTCATGTCCTGTGGCTCATCATTATCATCAAAAATAATGAGTTTGTCGGGCAATTTTGTCTGATTAATTATAGAGTTAAGAGCTAAAGGTAAAGTAGTTTGATAACGACCTCTAGTAGCTATAGAACAAAGAACCCTATTCACGATCCCAGCTCATTATCATAAGGTTAAATTTATTATGCTCATTGATTTCAGGTAAAGTTTCTGAAATATAACCATGCTCATTAATATAATTGTATTTAAAGTTAGGAAAATGCGCTTCATTTAATTGATGAAGTTTATGATGCTCGCCCCAAAACCCTCTAGGCTCATTGTGCGGAGTTGTCAATAAAAGTCTTTTACAATGTTGCTTTAACATTTGAGCTATTTCTAATCCATTATCAAGATGCTCAATCAATTCAAAAGCGATGATAGTGTCATATTGAGCTAAAGGATAGGTGTTGATATCAGCTAAAGAAAAAGATGCGTTTAAGCCCCATTCCTGTTCGCGTGCGACCTCAATAATAACAGGATCATAATCTAATCCTATATAGTTTGAATCATTTGGAAGGAATTGAGAGCCGTAACCTGTAGAGCAACCTATTTCAAGAATATTCTTGCCTAATAGATTTCGGTTAGCCCATAGATAACGAGTGGCTTCTCTAGGATAGACGGGATCGCCTTTTAGAAAAACCGCTCGCTCATAATTATTTGTAAGTAAAAATCTATAATGATTTGGATCATACTTTTTAAAGTAAGCCAAAGCGTCTTGTGTTGTCTTGTCCATATTAATCCTTTAAATTGGATATATTGCTGATACCCTATCATTTAATGCTAATGCAGTTGTTGTAAATGTAGTGCCACCGCCAACTGTGCAATCACTTCCATTAACCAATTCTACACCATTTACTGATACTTGAATTTTGTTTGCAGTATAAGTATTTGTTGTTGTAAATGAAGTTTGTCCTGCGGTTGCAGTATAAGTATTATATATTATTGAAGGTGTGCCAATATTAACTGTGTTATAAGCAATCGCTTCTACAACATCATTAAGTGTAGCGCCTGATGCTAAAGTAAATGAAGTGCCGTTAGTTGCAGTATAATCTGTGCCTAATTTTAAGAATGTTCCGTTTTGGAATACTTCTAAATAACCAACAGTATAAGCAACAGTAAATACAATTTGTCCAGCAGTTGCCGCAAATTGAGTTCTAATATAAGTTGCACTTAAAGCCGCGCCACTATATCCACTATAACCGCTTATTCCACTATAGCCTGAAAATCCTGAAGTTCCATTAGCGCCACTAAATCCGCTAATACCTGAAAATCCATTGATACCACTATAGCCTGATAAACCTTGTGCGCCACTAAAACCTGAATATCCACTAATACCTGAAGCGCCTACTGCACCTGAATAGCCACTAATACCTGATGCTCCATTGATGCCTGAATAACCACTAAAGCCACTTGTTCCATTAGCTCCGCTAATTCCTGAATAACCACTAAAACCACTTGCACCAACTTCACCGCTAAATCCACTAAAACCTGATGCACCATTAGCGCCACTAAAACCTGAAGTGCCACTTGCACCATTAATACCTGAATAACCTGAATCACCTTTTAATCCACTGTATCCACTGAAACCACTGTAACCTGAAAGACCAGGCGTTCCAACTTCACCGCTATAACCGCTATAACCTGATTGACCTATAGCTCCACTAAAACCGCTAAATCCTGAATAGCCACTTATTCCACTGTAACCTGAATCACCAATTAAACCTGAATAGCCACTATAGCCACTATAACCTGAAGTGCCTGGAGTTCCTACTTCACCACTGAACCCTGAATAGCCACTATAGCCTGAAATTCCTACTGCTCCGCTATAACCACTGTAACCACTAAATCCACTATAGCCTGATATACCATTAATAATAGCTAAAAATAATTGTTGATTATTTGTAAATCCCGTTGTGCCTGTTCCGCTAGATGAAACTAAAGATACGGGAACAGTCCAATAGCTATTAGAAGTGCCTGGATTAATATTTGTTGGTGTTCCATTAACTAACCAAATTTGATTGTTTGTGCTTACATTTCTATCTTGAATAGTAAATTGTTCTGTGTTTTCTAACCCAGCCAAGAAAATATCAATGTCAGTATTGTCTTCAGTTAAATGGTCAATATTAATTTGAGTGCCAAGAATTTGAACTGCATTGTTCCATAACAAATGACCATTAGTCGGCTGACCGCTATAATGAGTAGTATCAGCTTTATATAAGAATAAACTTGATGATCCGCCTGTAGCACCTTGAGCGCCTGAATACCCGCTATCACCTGAATACCCACTAATTCCACTATAACCGCTAAATCCACTGATGCCACTGTATCCACTAAATCCTGATATGCCACTTGCACCTACTTCACCTGACCAGCCACTAAATCCTGAATCACCTGAAGCACCGACTTCACCTGAAAAACCACTGTATCCACTGTAGCCTGAAATACCTACTTCACCGCTAAAGCCTGATTCACCGCTCCATCCACTGTAGCCTGAAATTCCTGAAGCACCAACTTCACCTGACCATCCGCTAAAGCCTGAATATCCTGATGTTCCATCTTGACCTGAATAACCTGATTCACCATTGATACCGCTAAAGCCTGATATACCTGATTCGCCTGACCATCCACTTATTCCTGAATCACCACTGAATCCACTAATACCTGAATCGCCACTAAATCCACTGATTCCACTGTCGCCACTATAGCCACTAATACCTGAATCGCCACTAAAGCCACTTATGCCGCTATCACCTGAAAATCCACTGTAGCCTGAAATTCCTGACCAGCCTGATATACCACTGAAACCATTAATTCCACTATAGCCACTTAAACCATTAATACCACTAAATCCTGACCAACCTGAAATACCTGATACACCACTCCAGCCACTTATGCCCGAATCACCGCTATATCCACTAATGCCGCTATCGCCACTGAAACCTGATATACCACTATCGCCTGAATAACCGCTTATGCCTGAATCACCTGACCATCCGCTATAACCTGATATTCCGCTATCGCCTGACCATCCGCTTTCACCGCTTCCGCTATATCCTGAATAACCTGAAATGCCACTATCACCTGAAAAGCCTGATATACCACTATCACCGCTAAATCCTGATATGCCTGAATCACCACTAAATCCTGAATAACCTGATTCACCACTAAATCCTGAATAACCTGATTCACCACTAAATCCGCTTTCGCCAGGTGGTCCTACAATTTGACCAACATTAGTCCATGATGATCCTGTCCATACATATAAATCACCATTAGATTGAACAATATATGCGTCATTAAGATTTCCGCTTGCTGGTAAATCTTCAGGAGTAGCCACAGAACCAACAATATTAATTGAAGTTCCTTGCTCGCCACTGTATCCTGATTCACCACTGAATCCGCTATAACCGCTTTCACCTGATATACCTGAATAACCTGATATACCTGAAGAACCACTATAACCTGAAAAACCTGAATAGCCTGAATACCCTGAAGCACCTGACGCGCCTGATGATCCAGCAATACCACGATCAATCGTAATTTCAGTTGCAGAAGTAGGAGTTACATTGACAGTTAAATTATTACTATCAACAACATCAATAGAATAATTAGCCATGTTAGTTCACCACGCCATCTGATCTAACTAGGAATAATAAGAAGATAATAATATCTTGAGCGGGAGTTGAGCCTGAAGATGGAAAACCAATTTTAATACGACCACTAAAGCCTACACAATTTTCAGCATTAATGTCGAGTTGAGGATCGCTATCAATAACATCCCAAGTGGATTCATCAATAACTAAAGTAAAAGTGCCTGCCGCGCCATCAACATTTTCAATGCTTAATGCAACGGGATCAGGTGGTGGTGTGTAATCAGCTATGTCAAAAGTAAGACCATAACGACTATCATGGATATTAGTAACTGATCTGCGAATAATAGTAGCATCTATAGTAGCGTCTGTTAAATCAACAGGAGTGCCATCAGAATTAAGGGTAAGATTCCAAAAAGTTTTTTGATTGTAAACAAGCTCGCCAGCAATGATTTCATTATCAAAGCCCGACACTTGTTGAAGTGTGTTTTTATTAAAGATAGCCATTTGGTTTCCTTACAAGGTTAATAACGCAAGCATCTCTCTGACGCAATGCGATGGTCTTATCTTATTTAAAGTTTTGTGTATTTAAAACCGCAATCAATTCTTCAACATCTTTTACTTCTTTAATTGCAGTTTCAAGTCTATTTGATTCTGTAATTATAGCATTTCTTTTATCAGCAATGTCTGTAGGAATATCAATATTTCTTTCAATCTTACGAATGACATACCAATCTGTAGAAGCTAGTAATTTGTTAGTTGTATCTTTAATTTGTGCAACAAAGTTAGTTTTAAGACCTTTAGTTACTGATCCATCTTCCTCATCTTTATCTTCAAGTGCTTTAGGTAAGCCAGCATCCCAATAAAATCTGTTATCAAAGATTTCAGGATCAGCAACTTCAGTAAGACCGATAGCTTCTTTTTCCTTTGCGCTTGAAAGGTTAAGCCAATTAGCAGGATATTGATTTCCATCTTTATCTGCAAAAGCTACACCTTGTTGAATTGTTTTTCCGTCTAATAAAAAAGCCATTTGTTACTCCTTATTTAAATATTTTATTGCTTTTGCTAAATGATTTGTGTTGTCATAAAATAAACCTAAACCTCTATTACATTTACCACATAGTAACCCACGAATTTTACCTGTAGTATGACAATGGTCAATAGCTAATCTTCTACCTTCCACTTCATCTTCATTGCCACATATAGCACATTTATAATCTTGTGCTTCAAGCATTGCATTATATTCTGCTAATGTAATTCCATATTGGTTTCTTATAATGCCATCACGCTTTTCTAAACCTGTATAGTTAGGTGGTCTATATTTAGAACAAGCCATAGAATGAGCATTGTTTCTTATTTCCCTTTGGTTTTGTATATGCTCTTCGCCACAATGTTTACATTTAATAGTCCACATTTGATTACGAACTTTATTAATTACAATACCATGATTATTTTCTGTTCCTACTAAATTAGGTTTACGAATACAACCACAAGATTTAGTATTACCAGAACGCAAGGAATTACCCATAGCTTCTATTTCATTACCACAATCACAAACACATCTATATAATAAATGTAACTTCTTTTCTTTAAGAACTTTTACTGGGGTAAGTTTACCAAACTTCTTACCTAGCATCTCTGCTCTACTGGTCATCAACGAGCCAAGCTATTGCGAAAGGGGTTTTCTGCCCATGCGGCAAATATATATGTTGCACTAGATACATTTAATCCACCTGCAGCACCTCTAATTTTAAATCCATTAGATAATAAATCTAATACAGATGCACTAGCAGTATATTCAGCTGCTGAATCATTTGGACTTAAAACTGTATTAGTTAAATTATATGTATTTCTAACTGAATCATATACATACCATGATTCAATACCTGATGAAATTTTAATCATTACATATTTAGGTTGGAAGTTTGTAAATACAAACGGCCCATCAGCAGAACCATTACCTGTGTAAGAACCAAATGCACTAA